GCAGCCATCAACAATGTTATAGGAAAGAACACTTTGCCAATAACTCGACCAATCGAACTGGCGATCTTTAGTACAGGCTTCATTGCTTCACCAATGCCGCCCAAGAATTTGCCTATCCTACCAACACCACTAAACGCAGTTTTGACCTTTGATCCAATGCTCTTGAAGAATTCTACAACAGGTGTCAGAAACGTCTTGACCTTATTGATGCCTTTACCAATCGTACCAAAGAACCCAAGTTTACCGAACTGTCCTGTTGCTGTTCTGAATACCTTTAATCCATTCAACCCAGCTTTGAATGCTTTGGACGCATTCTTTAATGGCGTTGATAATCTCTTGAAGAATGCCGCAGTGTTTGTGGTGAAGTTTGAAATTGCCTTAGCCGCTGCTTCCATCTTTTTAGGGGCTATAGCATTACCAATTTTAACGAACGTTCTTCCTAACGCTTGGAGAGGCTTGACAATGGCAATTCGAGTGAATAGTTTAGCTGTTCTTGCTAATTGCTTTAGTGAATGCGTTAAACCGCTGAGCATACCCGCAGCCAAAGCAATAGGCGCTAAGAGTAAACCAAGACCAAGACCAATGCCTTTACTAGCCTTTTCTGCGGCTACATCAAGAAGATCGCCAAATCCCTCAATCAAAGCCTTTTCCATTGATGACAAGTTATCACGGATATCTTCAAATATCCCTGCTGTTACTTCGTCGCGTCTGCCTTGCTCTCTCGCATTCTCAATACCTGCTAGATTGTTGCCTGACAATCCTCTAGCCATACGCTGTAGGAATGTTGTGGCTTCTTCAGAACTTGCTTGTTGTTGTTCATTAGATTGTATCAGGTCGTTAAAGTTTTCTTGTAGCGTGCCGATCAACAAATCGCCGTTTGCATTGACCTCCTCATTCTGCGCAGCCAACTCAGCTTGGTTAGCCCTAAATGCGGCTAACATCTCAGCTAGTTCTTCCTCACTAGAACCTGCGGCAATGGCTTCTCTAGCCAAACGCATTTCATTTAATAGAGATATATTATTAGCACCAAGAGTTTCTTCAAGACTTGCGGCTTCTTCCTCACCATTCTGTAAGAGCATTTGCCCTACATCATTGAAACTTGTGCTGATCCCTTCAAGATTGATCCCATACTCTGCAGCATTGGCTCTGAATGATTCAGCAACTTGTTCTTGCGAGTCTGTGAGTTCTTTCTGTGACTTTAATAGAAGAAGTTCTTCGCGGGTGATACCGATCTTAGAGGCTAGTTGTTCCTCTTCACGTTTCTGTATCCTTGCTTGTCCAAAACTAGTCTTATCAAATGACTCTTTAATAGACTTAAATGGATTTTTAAATTTCTTATCTCTTTTGGCAAACTGATTAAGCGCCATACTAGCGGCACTCAACTCACCAATACCAGCACTGAAGTTTCTAACCTGATCAGAGAATGCTTGAGATTGTTCAGCAGCACGTCTATTCGCATCAATAGACGTTTGCATCGCTTCAGTTACAATTGGTGGGAGTGCCATTTTCTATTCCTATTTCTTTTTCATTGCTTGTGATGTAAAGAACGCCGCAACGATACCAGCAACAGCAACAAAGTATGTTGGTGCCATACTACCCAGAGTCTTCTGTGCTTCGTCTAAGCCTGCTAGTGAGGCGAGTACAACAGCGAATGGGTATAACAATAATCCGCCCAATGCGAACCATGTCATGTTGCGTTGAGCATCACGCATAGCATCTTGATCTTCAAGCTCTTTGCGTTTAAACTCAAGGTACATTGCTTCTTCTTCAGCAGTAACCTTACCATCACCATTTGTATCGGCTGGATGGAATATCTTTTCTTCTGACATTATAACCCCTATTTTTGATTCTTTTGTTGTTCTTCTAATTCATCGAGATGATGTTTCAATAAAGTAACATAGATATCTCGTTCAAATGGTATCATATTGTCGAGTTCACTCAAGCTATACTTATGATGCTGCATCATTGCAAAGTTCAACTGGTACATATTTGCTAATGAGTCATGCACCATGCTTACATAAAAAAACTTTGCATACCCTCCAGAACCAAGCTATCTTTCTCGCCACATTCAGGACATGTCCATTCAATAGTGTGAGACAGCTTTGGTGCTGCTTGGAAAAAATCTGTAATCATTTTAAACTGTGCTGTGTCTAATTGTTCTAGCCACTTAGACATCTCGTCTCTGGTGAAATCATCGTAGACTTCAGAAGCATCATAGATGTATTCAACACAACTAACAACCAATTCAAAAAGCTGAGATGTAGAATTTGTATCAAGCGAATTGACATCGTTCATGCCAGCATATCGCAACTTGATTCCAAGCTCACCGTTCAAGTCAATCTTTCCGTCACTAATGTCACCGCCCACATTAATTTCATCAATGTTTATTACTACGTCTGTGCGGTGCTTACATACAGATTCTTTGTCGCTATGGGCAAGTTTCAATTCAATAACTTCACCCACAGACTTTGATCTGAGCTTCAGAAATAGATATTCTACATCAAATGTCGCAAGGCTATCTATATCGATCTTACTGATGATACACGATGATAGGATATTAGTGATCGCATTCCCTATCTCTTTCTCATCACCACCTTCAAGTGCCATAAGAAGAATCTTTTCTTCCCTCACCAAAAATGGTCTATATTTAATTTCTTTACCAGTAGATGGTACTTTCGTAACAAATTCTGGAGCTGTTAACTGGGGTAAACTCATTATGTTCTCCGACTATATTATATTAATTATTTAAAATAAACTTCTTATCACTGCAATTTTGTTCTTCGCACTGCCGACACTAGCACTAATGGCAGACCTTCCTTTTTCAAATGCACCTGATATGTTACCGAATCCTGGAATACTTATGCTCCCAGAAATACCGTCTCTATCAATCTTAAAGCTGCCACCAATACCTTTGGATGATTGGTTTTGCTTATTGAACACACATGTGTAGTTCTTGTACGCAAACGTAACATTCATTCTCAATGGTGCTTCTTCGCCCCATGCCATAGCAATAGGATTTATTACAATTGGATATGCTTCGTTCAATGTATGGATAGACCGCAATTCACCAGTAGAACCATATTGTCTGATCACTATAGTTCTTGCGTAGTTGTCGAAGTATCTGACATTGAATGAATTATTGACCGCTCGTGTGCGAGCGTTGCCGCTTGGATTAAACGCACCAGTGTTGACCATCTGGTCTTGCCAAATCTCAAAGTATTCTTTCTCACGGATATCCTCACTCAATAAGAAAGATACTGAGATGTCACCATACGTTTGACCATAAGCAACTTTATTGATTGGACCATAGTTGTTGAACGAATGCTCCACAGTCGATATTCCACGTCCTGGAAGTTCAGTCGCGTCTGCGCGATACTGCATGTCTCGCTCAGTCTCGCCATCGCCAGCACCATGTATAAAAATATCAAAGTGTGATCCCTTTGCTATACCACCAATGTTGATACTTGAAACTATGTCATTTACACTAAATGGCATTACTTTAACATCCTTCTGCTGTCCGCAAACACTTTTGACTTTCTTGCTTTCTCGAATCTTTCGGTCGGTAAGAATAAAGCTGTGTCCCACTCAGTGGAATTTATCTCTATGAACTCCGACTTCACCTGACTCGAAAGATAATGTTTAAAAGTCGGTTTAAAATACTTATACTTAGAAGCACTATTTAGTACATCGTAAGAGATTTTCAGCTTCGTTGACGCATCATACTTAGTATTATTTGTTATACTATATAATGAATCCATCAATTTAGCACGAAGCTGAGGTGGAAGATAATGTAAATTAATTCCATAGAACCCACCAGCTGCTGGACCAACCATAAAAATAAGCGGAAACTTATCGTAGTATGGCAGTGTCTTTGCTCCCTTTGGATCGTATCTAAAATGATACATACGTCCAATCAGAACACGTTTCGATTTATCCATATCAGAGAGTATGTTTGATGGATACGCAGAAGCACTTCTTTGCTTGCGTGCCTTGTCTCTGTACCAATCTCTGGCAGCTTGGGTACGAGCTGGGATCTGTCCCTGTCGCACACCTTTAAGTAACATGTCGTCGAATACTGAAGCGATGGTCTTATCCTCTTGTTGATACTATTTAGGAGACTTCTTGAACAATTCTTTCTCGGTAAGTATCTGAAACTTCCAATTTCTGTCCTTACAATACTCTACAGCAGCTTCCCATTTAGCTTGATTCACACCCCATGTTTTAACTTCATTCAAATACTTTTTTGTCAATCTCTTCTGTGCTTTGGGGGCGTGCGTCTGTCCGTATGGCTTCACTTCAATCATTATCACTTCTTTGTTACTTGTTTTAATTAAGAAGTCTACAAAGTAACGGTGTTTCTTTCCGTCAATAGGTGAACGATAGCCAATGGGGAACGGCTCAGATGCCCACCATATTATGTCAGGGTTCTTGTCAAAGTATGACATACAATTTAACTCCCAGCTCGACCTGTATGTGATGCTGGAAGAGTCTCCCTTATATTTCTCAGGAAACTTACATTGATATTTACCGCTGTAGAATTTGCTCACACCTTTCCTTATAAATAGAGTATATTGTAATACAACACGCATATTTATAAAGGTAAGTTAAATGCCAAAAATAAGTCTTAAACAATTGACATCAGCAGGCAAGTCCGTAGTTGCTTCTGCTACAGGAAAGTTGGAGAGCATAGCGGGCGCTGCTGGACAAGGCGCTTTTGGTGTTTCTATTGGTAAGAATGGGATCTCGGTAAACGCAAACTTTAATGAGTTGCTTGAGAAAAAGAAAAGAGGCAATCTTGTAAAGAGTCCTTTAGCAAACCTATTTGATAATCCAAAGATACAAGACCAATTACAATTCCCGTCAACACTTGATAATGATCACTATATGATCTTCAGTGTTATCGAGACGAATCGTAAGAATAGAGAAGTCGCGCCAATTAAGCGAGTGACAAGAAACATTATTCTCCCTATACCATCAAACCTGAATGTATCATATGGCGCAGACTATGAGAATGCTGAGCTTGGTGTATTTGGGGGCGCAGCTGCTGGGCAGGTTGATTTTGCTGGCGCTGGCGGCGATATCGGCAATCTGATTAGCTCAAAGATAAAGGGCGCTATTGCTGGCACAGGTAGTGGTCGTGAAGAATTGTTATCTGCTGGTGCGGCTGCGGCAACAACAGCGGTGGCAGGTTCGGTCGGTGGTGGTCTTGGTGCGTTGCTTGCGGGTGGTGCTACAGCAGGTGGTGTTGCGGCAGGTATCGGTAAGAATGAAGGTCTTGCTATCAATCCACATATGGCTGTCATGTTCAAGGGTGTTGGATTCAGAGAGCATGAGTTTGCGTATAAATTTATTGCCCGAAACATGCAAGAGTCTGAGCAGATTAAAAAGATAATCAACACCTTTAAATACCATATGCACCCAGACTTCTTTGCGGGCAATCTCGCATTCAGTTATCCCGATGAGTTTGTGATCAACTTTGCTGATAGCATTTCAAGTAACTTATATTCTATTGGCGATTGTGTTCTCAAGAACTTAAACATCAGTTATAATTCGCAAGGAGTCCCTTTGTTCTTCGAAGATACTGGCGCTCCTGTTTCTGTTGAGATAACATTACAATTCCAAGAAATGAAAATCATCACTAAATCTGATATGGACAATCCGAATCAAACAGGGTTCTCGGTTGGAGGAGAAAGCAGCTAATGTCAAAATACTTTTCATATTTCCCAACAACACCGCATGATATTACAAACGAAAACCGAACGGTTAAGCTAACAAACATCTTGCGCAGATTTAAAGTAGATTCAAGTCTAAAAGATAGAGCACTGGTCTTTTATGATTATCAAATTCAAGAGGGTGACCGCCCAGACACAATAGCCGAGAAGTATTATGGCAGCGCCAATTATTCTTGGTTGGTTATGCACTTTAATGATATGAATGACGTGTTGCGCGACTTCCCATTATTCGGAGATAACTTCGAGAATTTCGTCGCAGGAAAGTATGGTTCTGTTGCTACAGCTCAGAGCACTATCCATGAGTATAGGATATTCTGCAGACATAGAGATGCGAATGGTGTCGACACACCAGCCAAAAAACGAACTCTTATTGACGGCACTATAATCGAAGAAAGGGTATTGGTCGTTGACCTGACAACATTCAACGCAACCGACAGTGCATACAAATATAATGTAGCTGGCGTGACAAAGTATGATTACGAAGTAGAGTTGAATGAAAAAAGGCGCGACATCGAATTGTTGGATGTTAAATACTTACCAACTGTACGTGATGAAGTTGAAAATGTACTCAGGAATGGCATCTAATAATGGCAATGACAGGCGATAGTGCAGTAGGATACAATAAACCTGGAGACGTTGATGTCAGGTCATTCACACTTGTATCATCATCAGGGCAGGTAATTGAGATTGAAGATCTAGTATTAGACTTCAGCATCTTTCAGAATCTGTTTGAGCATTATATGACTTGTGAAATTGTTATCAACGATTCAGTCGGTCTTATCAATACGCTCAAGGGTGATCCAGACTCTAACGTGCAAGGCGGGTTTGGCGGGCTAGAACTATTGTGCATTTCATATAGATCAAATAGTGATGACCTTGAGTGGAAGAATCATATATTCTCGCTATATGAATTGTCAGATAGAAGTAAGATTGCCGAAAGAAGTGAAGCATATATCCTCACAGGCATTAGCATTGAAGCTGTGACGAACGCTTCACAAAAGGTACACAAATCGTTTGGTAACGGTGGTGGCAATAAAATTTCTAATATGATTAGCTCTGTTATGAAAGAGCATTTCTATAATCCAGTTATTAATGGTTTGTATTATGATCTAAGAACTGTTTGTGGGTTCCAAGTAAGTAAGCCTCCAACCATAGACGAGACAACAGGAGCACACCGCTACATAATACCAAACCTTTCTGTTGATGATACTATAGACTTCTTTGCTGATGAGTCAGACTCTGATGATCACATCCCATACTATGTTTTCTATGAGAATAGTCATGGATTTAATTATCGCAATATAGGATCTCTTGTCCAGCAAGAGGTTAAAGAAACATTTACATATGCTATAATGAATAACGACACAGTTGTTGGCGATGCAGAAAAGAATTATGATCGAAATAAAATAATGTCGTTTAATGTAATTAAGCAAGCTAATTTCTTAGACAATATAGAACAAGGTTTATACAAAACGCAATCAACACACATCGATCTACTTAAAAAGACTAAGCGTGTGACAAACTTTGATTATGAGAAACACTTTGATAAGTTTAAGACATTACAGTCATTGAAAATTGCAGGTCTCATAGAAAAGCCATCAATATCAAGACTATTCACAACAGACCACGGCAGAGATTCTGACACAAACTTCCAGCCCGAGAAACCATTACCGAAAACGTCTAATGAAACTGCAGGACACACAGACTCATACTCTACTCACATCTTCAATACGATGATGGAAGTTACTGTTCCTGGAGACAGTGAAATTGATGTTGGTGATGTTATCTATTTGTCAATCCCACCATCAGCCATCACGGAAGACCAAGAAGACGGGGAAGATAAATACCTGAGTGGTAAGTATATCGTAACAAAAGTTCGCCAAAAAATGCTAGGCAATAATGGCGATACATCAACTACAATAATGGAATGCGGCAAGGACACAGGTATAAAAGTATGATTCTCTCGTTTAAAGAAAAGCAATTAATGGAGCAATACCAACAGCTTGAAGAAAAGCTGATCATGTTTAATAACGGTGCGCGTTATGGGCAGATTGTTTTCCTTGCTGGCGGTGCTGGTTCTGGTAAAGGGTTTGCTTTAGCCAACTTTATGGAAGGTGATAAGTTTAAAGTCCGTGATGTTGATGTGTGGAAAGAAGCATTCCTTAAAATCAATGAGTTGAAAGGTAAATATCCAGAGATAAAGGGATTGAACCTCAGTAAGCCAGCTGATGTATTCAAGCTACATGAGTTCACAAAGAAGTTTAAAATAAAAGAAAACTCATTGACCGCAATGTTGAATGATGTTGTTCGATCAGGTTCTGCCAAGAAAGGCACATTACCAAACATCGTATTTGATATCACATTGAAAGATTTAAAACAAATGACCGAAGTTTTGAAGTTGGTCGAGGCTGTAGGATATAAGCCCAAAGACATTCATGTAAACTGGGTCTTAACAAAGTATGAAGTTGCTGTTCAGAACAACCAAGAAAGACCACGCATAGTGCCTGATGATATTCTCCTGAAGACACACAAGGGTGCTGCCCAAACAATGTCCGAGATTGTCAAAGGTAACTTGCCGAGAGGTGTTGACGGTCAAGTAAATGTCATTCTTAATAATAGAGAAAACACAATACCAAGACTCAACAAAGACGGAAAGGTTTTTGTTGGTAAAGGTGGTAATATTGTAGTAAAAGATTTCACATACTTGCGTCTGAAGAAAGAAGGAAAGCCATTCTCAAAAGAATCGGTTGTCCAGAAACAAGTATTTGATTGGATTAAACAAAACGCTCCGAAGGATGCGTTATCAACAATAGACGAACCGAGGATGTAAAAATGCCATTACCTGGATCACAAAGAGAAAAGTTCTTATCTGAAGTTGCTGGAGCGAAAACTGCGCAGCCAGAATTCTTACAAGAAATTAAACTGCCGAAACATGATGTGGAGCAATTAGATGAGCAACCCAAAGCAAAAAAGCCAAAAGCAAAACGCGGAAGAAAGAAAAGTTAGCTCAGAAGAAGTCGAGTTCGATCACCTCAGTGATGGAGTGGATCAAAAAGAAAGCACCAAAAAAGCGTTAAAAAATGGTTTGTTATCGTTTCTGAAACATGCAGAAACAAAAGGTAAATAATGCGAGAGTATATTGGTAGAGGCGACTTCACTTGGTTTGTGGGTGTAGTTGAAGATAGAAACGATCCAGTTCAGTTGGGTCGGGTTCGCGTGCGTGCGTATGGTTGGCATAATGAATCATTAGATGCAATCCCTACCAATGAACTGCCATGGGCTATTCCAGTCAATGGTGTTAGCTCAGCATCCGTAAGCGGTTTTGGTAATTCACCTACTGGTCTGTTTGAAGGCTCATGGGTTATCGGATTCTTCGCAGATGGAGAGCGTGCTCAGGAGCCAATGATCCTCGGGTCATTAGCAGGCATCCCAACTAACCTTGCGGACACCGCACTTGGATTTAATGATCCTAATGGTAAGTATCCAACAGAAGTCAATATTCCAGATGTAAACAAACTAGCTCGTGGCGAGAACACTAAGGTACATGAGCTTGACACTACCATACCTGAACCTGCTGCTCCCTATGCTGCTGTATATCCATACAACCATGTATATGAATCAGAGTCTGGACACACCAAAGAATATGACGACACCCCAGACGCAGAAAGAATACGTGAACGCCATAAGAGCGGAACGTTTTATGAAGTGCATCCAAACGGCGATCGTGTAACTCACATTGTAAATAACAATTATACTATTGTTGCCTCTAACAATGATGTGCATATTAAAGGTGTTTGTAACCTGTTCATTGATCAGGATTGCAATACAACCATTGGCGGTGACTGGAACATTAATGTGACAGGCGATAAGAACGAAACTATTGGCGGTGAGGTTGTAGAAACATACAGCAAAAGTAAAACAACAAAGATCACTGACAACATAGTCGAATCTGTTGGTGGTAGTGTGACCGAAGATTACACTGGAAGCCAGAAAACATCTGCTGCTTCTATGGACATTAATGGCGGTTCAGCTATTGACATGGACGCTGGAAGGATTGATCTAAACTAATGGCTATTGTATTATCAACTTTGTCTGATGTTACAAGAGATACCACCTTTACACAAACGATATCTGCTACTGGTGATGGAGTTCCTATTGCTGAAACAATTAATTCTGTTGTAATAAGTGGAACTGGTGTAGATTCTGGTATCACAATAAATGGTGCAACAATAAGTGGTCAATATAATGCAGCATTTAATGAGCAAGTGCACTATGTTACAAAGGGTTCTAGTGATTTACTAGAGACTCCGACTATAGTGAGCGGTACTGGAAATGTTCCACCAAACAAAGACATTATAAAATTTGTTACTGATAACAGCTCATTTAAAACAAAATCATATACTGTAACAGTTACATATAATACCAATCAGACAGAAACGTTTACGGTGTCACAGAAAGTGAATAACGATATGAATGGTTTTGTAAGTTGGTTAACTGGCTATTTGAATGCATAAATTTGTTATTTTAAATAAAGGAATAATAGAAACATATAGTGACTTTGACGATATACCAAAGTCATTTGATAATTTAATAGAGTTTAATCCAGATATTATACCGCCCCCTCATACAGAGGAGGAACATAGATTAAATGGTCAATGGGAAACTAAGCTAAAAGAGCTTATGAAACGGGAGACAAAATAATGCCAGCAGTCGCAAGGATAGGAGATGCCAATGCAGCACATTGTTCTGGAATGGTACAAGCAGCAGGGAGTGGTAATGTATTTGCTAATGGTATTGCAGTGTCAAGAGTAGGTGATAGTAATACTGGACATTTACTTCCTGGATCACCATGTCCTGGTCATGCAACTCCTATAGGCTCTGGTTCTGGAACTGTATTCGTAAATGGCATATCATGCGGTAGAGTAGGTGATCCGACATGCACATCAGTCGCGGCTGGATCAGGTAATGTTTTCGCTGGCGGTTAAATGGCGTTATAAATAGATTACAATACTTAGAGAAGTACATCTCTATTATACATGAGTTTTAATTACTAGTCAAGGTTTATTTTATGTTACATGATAATATAGTAAGTTTATTTGAATTATATAATGCTGAGAATGAAAAATTCAGTCAAGGCAACAAAGCAGCTGGAACAAGAGCTAGAAAGGCGTTAGCCGAAATTTCAAAGCTGTGTAAAGACAGACGAAAAGAAATACAAGAATCTAAAAACACTCAATAAGTAGAGAGAAATGGCAGAGACTAAAAAAGAATTGTTTAGTGACATCGGTCTTGGGTTCTTCGCACACCCAAAGACTGGGGCGCTCACACGCAAGACTAACAGAGAAGCAGTTAGACAATCAGTCAAGTCATTGGTGCTAACGGACTATTTTGAACGACCATTCAAATCGAACATTGGTTGTAGTATTCGTTATTACTTATTCGAACTATTCACCGCAGCAGTAAAACAGCAAATGGAATCTGCGATTCGCGAGGTCATAAAGAACTATGAGCCACGTGCTGATGTGATTGAGGTGTTAGTTGAAGAAAACAGAGAAAAACACATGTTGACTGTATCAGTAGCATTTATGGTACTCAACGATCCAGAACCAGTCGTATTAGACGTTATACTAGAAAGAGTCAGGTAATGGCAGCAAATACATATTTACAAGTTACTGAATTAGATTTTGCGGATATCCGCACCAATCTTCAGACATATCTCAGCACCCAATCACAGTTCAAGGACTATGACTTTGAAGGATCTGCTATGTCAGTTCTTCTTGATGTCTTGGCATATAATACGCACTACAATGCATATTACTTGAACATGATCGGTAACGAGATGTTCTTAGACACAGCCCAGCAGCGTGATTCTGTAGTATCGAGAGCAAAGGAATTAGGATACGTTCCTATTTCTGCTATCGGCGCAACGGCTGATGTGACACTGAACTTCACTGGCGTTGCTGCTAGTGTTCCTCAGTTCACTGTACCAAAGAACTCAAAGTTCACTACATCTATTGATGATGTGACATACACATATGTGACGTCTCAAGTGGAAAAGATTGACCAGAGTGCGACAGGAACTTTCTCTAAAACGATCACGATTAAAGAGGGCGAGCCACTCACGCATGCGTGGACGGCAAGTGCTTCTAATCCAGTTCGATATATTATTCCAAACAACGGCGTAGATACTACAAGCATCACTGTAAGCGTCCAAGAATCAGCTGCAGATAGCACAGTGACTGAGTTCACTAGAGCAACAAATGTCAATCAGGTTTTTGAAACGTCTCCAGTATTCTTCCTTGAGGAAGCGAGCGACAAAAAATATGAGTTGGTGTTTGGGCAAGGCGGTCTTGGTAAAGCTATTAAATCAGGCAATATCATCAAAGCGTCATATCTCGTATGTAGCGGTGCTGCTACTAATGGTGCAAATACGTTCTCTGTTGAAAGTATCTCCACAGGTCTAACACCAACGCCAACAGCCACGATCACTGCAGTGACTAAGAACGCTGCAGGCGGCAGAAGTCAAGAGGGTGTCGATTCAATAAAGTTCAATGCTCCTAGAAACTTCCAGACACAAAACCGTGCCGTTGTTGCTAATGACTATCAAAGAATATTATTAAGTGAAAACCCAGACCTCCAGTCTGTTATTTCTTATGGCGGTGAAGAAGCAACACCACCTGCTTATGGTAAAGTTTATATTGCGGTCAAACCGTTTGATGAGCAGTTTGCTACAGCAACAAGAAAGCAGGCGATCCGCGAATCAATTAAAACCAGAACGCCACTAGCCATTGATCCCGTGATCATTGATGCTGATTATGTGTACTTGATCCCGACAATATCCACATACTATGACACTACAAGAACCACATTGTCATTAAGCAGTGTGGAGCAGATGATTCGGGATTCAATCGACTCTTTTGCTTCAACTAACTTAGAGCGATTCGGTAATAAGCTGCGATATTCACGGTTTGTTCGTGCGCTCGACAACACTTCTACAACAATCTTAAATAATGATGCTGCTATTAAAGTTCAGAAAAGGTTTGTTCCTAACGTCAATGTTGCGGAAAACGTTTTGTTGTCTTTCCAGAATGAGCTGAGACCATCAACTGTCGAGTCAACCGAGTTCACTTATAATGGATTCTCTGCATATCTTGGTGATGATGGGGCAGGAAACGCCACAATCTTCAGATACAGTGACACTAACGTCAAAGTCACGATCGTCGACATTGCAGGAACAGTAAATTATACTACAGGTGAGATTGTTATCACAAACTTTGCACCGACAGCATATGCTGACATACAAATCAAAGTTTCAGCCAAGCCAGAGAATTTTGATATTAATTCGGTGAGAGAGCAAATATTGCTTATGAATTCCTCCGACGCTACGATAAATGTATACGGCGAGCAAGGTTAATGACTATAAAATCGAAACTATCAGCTGTTGTCGCGAATCAGTTTCCAGACTTCTATAAAGAAGAGGGTGAGAACTTTCTTGCCTTTGTGGAAGCGTATTATGAATACATGGAACAGAACGGTAAGCTGACTGACGCCATACAGAATTTAGAAGATTATCGTAACATCAATACAACTCTTGATGAGTATTTGACACACTTCCAAGAAACTTTATTGCCATCGGTTCCGTATAATGTCGCTTCTGATAAGAAGCTGTTAGCGAAATACATAAAAAATTATAATAGTTCTAGAGGGACAATCGCCTCATACAAGCTATTATTCAGAGCAATTTACGATGAGCCTGTAGAGATAAACTATCCTGCGGATCAGATGCTCAAGGTTTCGGACGGTGATTGGAACTTAGATCGCTATCTTGTTACGACACACAACAAAAAGAACTATGCGCTTATCGGCAAAACAATTCGTGGTGCTGAATCAAAAGCTGAAGCTCTTGTCGAAGATGTGGTTGGTCGTGTTATAAACGGCAGAGACTTGATGCAGATCAATGTCTCGAATGTTAAAGGGTCATTCAACCATTTAGAAGTTGTCTCTCTCGCTTCCGATGCTAATTTGTCAGGACATACGATCACCGTTGAAGCTGGTATCTCTAAAATTACTATTCAAGACGCTGGAGCACAATATGCTGCTGGCGACATTGTTGACATAATCTCAGAAAAGACTGGTGCGTTTGGTAAGGTTGTTGTGACAGAAACAGTCGACCTTGGTGGTGCGTTGACATTTAGTATCTTAGATGGCGGTTCAGGTTATACTGCGGGATTCACAGACAGTCAGGTTGGCGGCACAACGGTCAGCATCGGGTCAGTTATCGCAGGTGACGGTATTACTCCTGGATCTTTTCAAATCGGTCTTGGTGATCTCACAGACACTTTTGCTCTTTCAATGAACACCAACTTGATTGCTAGTAATAACATATTCGGCACACTTGCTCCTACAGTTACTGATGGCACAAACACCAATAATTTAATGTCGACACTCCAACATACGATTATTGGCGCTCCAACTCTCGGCTTCCCAGAACTCGAAGAAGAAGTTGATAACGAACATTATAGAGATAACAAAGACGCAAGACTTTTGGTTGCCAATACTGGCGCTGCTTTTGCAGTTGGTGATAAAATATATGGCAGCTCATCATATGCCAATGGCACTATTGTTGCAATTGGAGCATCATCGGCTGATGGCGCTGCAGTATTAGAAGTAGACACATTCGGTCTATTCACTTCTTCTCTAAGAAATATGATCAATGACTCTGAAGAAATACAAGAGAATGATCACTGGACTTCATCTAGGTCTGATGTTCCGTCATCAGATGACGTTGTTGCGCCAGATGGTACAACAACCGCTGAGAACCTTATAGAAAACACAGAAGTAGACCTAGACCATTTTCTTGGTGTTAAGAATTCTGCTCTGGTCGGTACGGTCAACGGTAGCACATACTACACATTTTCTGTGTATGCTAAACCGATTGCTGCAGGGTCTAAGAGATATATCAATTTCAGAGGACTAAGTAGAGGCTCTAACTATCCCATATTTGATATTGTTTTAGGTAAAGTTGTCCACGCAGGAACTCAGTGGACAGACACTAAGATAGAACCTGCAGGCAACGGTTGGTGGAGATGTTCTAGCAGGACTAATCCTAGTAGCACCACTGGATGGCGTATCGGCATGCAAACAACAGAGAACATGGCTGGTCCAAACGGATTTCAATATACTGGTGATGGTGTATCTGGCGCATCTATTTGGGGCGCTCAGCAAGAAGAGGGTTATCTGACTGCATATCAAAGAAAGCAAGATACTGATACAACTGGTACAGGCGAATTTGTTTTCAAGACCAACTCAGAGAAAAACTCAGGCACAAACATGGGTAAGGTCACAACCTTCCATGCAAATACTATCGGATACCATCTAGTTGAATTTGCTAACAATGCAGGAACAACTGTTGTGGCAGGAGATGAGTTTGTTGGTGATGAGCCTAATACAGCTAACACTGCAGACTCAGCAATAACTGGAGACGAATTATATTCTTTCGGTGTTGTTAAGCATGTTATCTCTGATACTCCTGGAGGATATGAACATTTGCCTCTCGCCAATACAGTTCAGTCAGGAACAATCAGCAGTAGCGGAACAACAGTAACAGGAACAAATGTTGGCGTCAATTTAGCAAAGCATGATGCTATCAAAGCAGGCGAACAGACTAGTCGAAGAGTCACCGCAGTAAATAGCGCAAATGAAATTACAGTAACACCAGCATTCTCTCCTGCATTGACCAATGCAGCATATGGTAAGGGTGGGGTGTATAGGAACTTAGTTAAAGCGAGAGTCACTTCTAACACAACATCAGCAATAGCACACCAGTTCCAGACTGGTCCATTCCAAGGATTCAAAGAAGGTGAAGGTGTAGCAAAAACAGGTGCTGCCACAATAGTCGGCAATGTTGCATACACAACATCCAATACTGCATATGAGAACGCTTACACTTCTTTGAGTGATTCACTTATCTTTAAGAATAGCATATTCGGATCTATCGACAGATTATCAAACCGTATTGGTGGTACTGGATTTACTGTCGCTCCAGACGTTATTGTCAGAGAGAATGACATTGCCGCATTAGGTATTGGCGAGCAGTATATCACACTACAGACTGATAATGTCAATTGGAATACAGGCGATTCGCAAGTAACAGTGTTAGACACTAATGATGCAGTCGCACAAACATCTACTGGCGCAAGCGGTGATATTAAAGGTGGTGTGATAGGGAGCAATGTTCCAGCTACAATTGCTCATGCTAATGGAACTTATGAAACAACGATTCGCGTCTGGCAGAAGATGTTACAGAGAAGTCCTGGAAACGTAAGTTTTGCCAATAATACAACAGTAGCAATAAATATCCACGGCTCTGAGTATGTTCCTGGAACTACAGATACCAGAACGCCAACTGCAACTGGATCAGCAAAGATTGTGAAGATTGTTGATAGGGGCGTGTTAGGTGATAACGCATCGGTTCGTGCAGACATAGGCGCTGACGGCACGATAACTGGTGTCCGTGTAGTTGATTCAGGATTCTCACATGAGCAGAATGAACTCGTGCGCTTTGCCGAGTCAGGCAGAACGGACTCAACGCAAGCACTGGCGAATCTGACGCTACAGAATGTAGCCAACTCTGAAGGATATTATTCTAGCTCTAGAAGTCACGTTTCTACAAAGCGAGGAATCATACAAGATAGCAATAAGTATCAAGAATTCTCATACGAGATAGCGACACCTTTAAGTTTACAAAGATATAGAGATGTTGTATTAGACCTTGCACATCCAGCGGGGCAGAACTTGTTTGGACAATATCAATCAAGTTCTGACATTGCTGCTGACGTTGTAGTCACAGCCAATAACGTAACACGGATTCAAGCTACTGGCACATTCTCGATCGCCAACGGCAGTCAAAACATTATTGGTGTTAGCAGCGATATGGAGAATGAATTTATTGATGGTGGCGTATTTATATTGGAAGTTTCTGCCAATCAGTACTATAGACTTCCACTAAATATAGTATCGAGTGCAACGCAAGCAACAACGCATGTGACATGGTCGAATACGAGCATATCATCGGCTAAAGCATATTACATAACAGGACAATAAGTTAGATGCCAACATACACATATCCAACCAAAGAATTGTCGATCAATAATGCAAAGGCATTTATCGCTGCTGTGAATGAGACTGACACCGTATCAGTGAAAAAGTCTGCTATCCTCTATGCGTGTATCGGAAACAGTAATGTGTCGTCTGACGAGCCTAATCCGAGCGAACCAGAAAGAAACATTGCAACCAAGCACTTTAAAGTTAAGCGCGAGATGTTTGGTGCGAAGAGAATTACACCAGCAGATGTTTCCCATGTTGTCACAAGACATAACTGGGTTAGTGGTACGATTTATGCCATGTACAAACACACGACTATTGATCCGTACGATCCTACAAAACAACCATTCTATGTTGTCACTGACCAATTAAATATCTACAAATGTCTGAACAACAATAGCGGCGCAGTATCTACAGTTAAGCCTACTGGATTTTCAACTCTCCCGTTTACTGCTTCTGATGGATATACATGGAAATACATGTACACAGTTTCATTAGGTGACTCTGATAAATTCATGACTTCGACACACATGCCTGTTAAAACGATAACGGCATCCGACACATCAACAGAATCTGATAGACTTCTAGCCGTTCAGAATGCTGCGGTAGATGGTGCAATTCAGGTCATTGAAGTGAACACTATTGGAGTTGATTATGAGGAGGTATTTGATGCGCCTGTGTCAACTGCGACTACATTGACGCTGACGGTTTCGCCATCATCAGAGATTTCAATTGATACTGGTGATGACATCTATAATGGTTCTAGCGTGTATGTTACATCAGGAACTGGTTCAGGGCAGCTGCGCAGGATTACAGACTATAACGGTTCGACAAGAACACTTTCTGTCAATACTGCATTCGCCACAATACCTGCTTCGGATTCTAAAATCATAATATCCCCAACTGTTACAATTATTGGAGATGGCAATGGTGCGCTGGCATACAGTAGATTAGCGGATGATCTGAGTGGTAGTGTCGCAAGTATCGAACTTATCAATATCGGAACTAAATACACACAAGCAGAGGCTTTGGTTACTGCAAACCCATCACACGGTTCAGGCGCAACAGCAAACGTTATCATCTCCCCTATGGGCGGTCATGGCTCTGATCCTGTGCGAGAGCTTGGCGGTGATAAAGTGGGGTTGAACGTATTATTCAAAGATGTTGAGGGCGTTTCTGCTACTGGTGCAGGGTACATCCCTGTAGGCACTACATTCAGAACAGTAAGTGTTCTCAAAGATCCTATCTTAAAAGTTGACGAGAATAATGCAGCACTAGCAGATGGCACAGAAGTAGTAGCCAAGAGCATAAATAGTCCTGCAACTTTAAGGCTTACAACTCGCGCATCAATATCATATGAGAGTATAGCGGATGATATTCCAATCAACCCACTTGTTGCTGGTCAGTCTATAACTAATGAAAGAAACAGAAGTAAAGCTGCTCTTGGAACGCTTGAGTTTGTGACAGATCTTAGTGAAGTTGACAGAAACAATAATGCTATGGCAAATGCTCTTAAAGCAGCAAATGCGAATATTGTTCTTATTAAAGATGATGAGACTAAATCTGATACATCGTTCTATACATTATATCTAAATAACGTTAACAGTTATGGAAATTACACTCCATTCGTCAAAGATGACTTTATCCTCAAAGCGGGGAGTGATGCGACTACTATTGCGAGCATAGAAGACATAACTGGTCCAGAAGCAAATACTTTCTCTGGTGAAATACTTTATACAGAAAACATATCCACTGTTGATAGAACTACAGATCAAACAGAAGACATTAAAATAATACTAGATTTTTAAGGGCAAAAATAAATGACTATCGAAACAAACCTAAACCAGAGTCCTTTTTTCGATGACTTCGATGAGACTAAGAACTTTCATCGTGTGTTGTTTAGACCTGGATATGCAGTTCAGGCGAGAGAGCTGACACAAATCCAATCTATCCTTCAAAATCAAATAGAACGGTTTGGTGTTGATGTATACAAGGACGGAACAGTAATTGATGGGTGTAATGCTCAAGCTCAAGTCTGGTCATATGTGAAACTAAATGACAAGAATGCCGCTAATGCTGTTATTGTCCTTACACAATTTTTCGATACCGCTGGTGCTATTGAAGATGTGATTATTAGTGGTGCCACATCAGGTGTTACCGCAAGATTGCTTGACGCTGTTGACGGTTCTGAAACTGCAGCGCCTGATTACTTGACGGTTTTCGTGTCATATACGAACTCAGGAACAGATGGCGCAACAAAGACCTTTGCCGACAATGAAGAGTTAACATTCACTCGTATTTCTGACAGTGCGGTTATTGCGACCACCACCACTATTGCTTCGGCTGCAGCTGGCACTGGTACTGGCGCACACGTTAGTGCTGGTACAGTTTTCCACAAAGGCAACTTCATCAAGGTGAGCGAGCAGGCGAAAGTCGCGAGCAAATATGAATCACTCCCAAGCATACGTGTTGGTCTAGAGACAAAAGAATTCATCATCGATTCATTCCAAGATTCTTCGCTTCTCGATAATGCGTCAGGATCTACGAATTTCTCTGCTCCTGGAGCGTCAAGATTAAAGCTGACTCCAACAATCGCTACACGCCCATTAGTAGATACAGGCGTGACAGAAACAACTGGATTTATTCCGCTATTTGATATTCAAGAAGGTCGCATCATACGCAACTACACCGATGGCCAATTCTCTGGGATAGCTGATGAACTTGCCAAAAGAACATATGAAGAATCTGGCGATTATTCTATCGAACCATTCGTCCTGACTGTAGACGAGCATTTAAATGATGGTGTCACAGGCGGCACATATCTTTCTACTGAGGCTGATAACGAAGCTAGTCTTACAGAACAAGGTGATGCATCAAAATTAGTTGTTGAGGTTGATCCATCTGTAGGTTATGTTCAAGGTTACAGAATAGAAACAACTGATAAAATCAGACAAAGCATATCAAAAGCAAATACGTTTGCTAGACGTGAAAATGTTGTTGTTGGACAAGGTATTGGTAACTACCTCATATGTGATGAGGTTATGGGCATCTGGAACTTTACAGACCTACAAGAAGTGAAATTCTAC